GTTTCTGAGTATAATTCTAAGCTCTGGAACTCTGGCGTAGAAGCCAACAAGGAAATTGCTCGTAAGCAGAAGCGTCGTCTTCACTTCGTTTCTAATGTTTATATCGTTAGCGATCCTGGTAATCCTACCAATGAAGGTAAGGTTTTCCTTTACAAGTACGGTAAGAAGATTTTTGATAAGCTAAACGATGCTATGAACCCACAGTTCCCTGGTGACGAGCCAGTTAATCCTTTTGATCTTTGGGCTGGTGCTAACTTCAAGCTAAAGATTCGTAATGTCGAAGGTTATCGTAATTACGACAAGTCAGAGTTTGATAAGGTTGGTCCTCTTCTTTCTGATGACGAGGAACTCGAGGCGATTTGGAAGAGCGAACATTCTCTTCAGGAATTCCTTGCTCCTAAGAACTTCAAGAGCTATGAGGAACTTCAGGCACGTCTTATGAAGGTGCTTGATGAAAACACCCCAGCTGTTAAGGTTGCTCGCGCTGAAGATGAAGATCTTCCATGGGCGCGAGAGGCTCCTGCACCTAAATTCAAAGCAACTGATGCTCCTAAGCATGTTGCTGAGGATGACGATGAAGATGAGTCTTTGGAGTTTTTCAAGAAGCTTGCTAGTTAAGCCATACTAAAATGGGCTGACCCCATTTTAACTTGATCCTGTAAACTGTAGTAGCCCATTACTTTCTCTGACCAAGAGAGTGATGGGTTACTGTCATTTGCAGCTGTTTGTTGTATATTATTGTTAATAGTTGTTGAAGATTTTCCAGTATCAGCTTCTTTTGGTGGCGGAGCAACTGGTTGTTCTGTTTCTTTTTTAACTGCAGCCTGTGCGATAACGTCAGCATTTGGTGCTGATGCAGGAGTCGATGGAACAGGCGCAGCTGCAGCTCCTGCAGCAATTTTAGAATAAACAGCTGGCTCAATTTTAGCAGCATCAGCAGCTTTAGTATCAACAGAATCAAGTTGTGCAAAATCGGAGGCAGATGTTCGTAAACTAGGATCTCTTTCGATTTGTTTAGCTTGGAACCTTGCTACTGCTGCTTTTACTCCTGGTTTGTTCGGATCCATACCAGGGAATATGTCAGCTGCAGTTAAAAGACCACCTTCTTTTTTAACAGTTTTAGTTTCTGGTTTAGTATCTTCAGGCGTTGTTTTAACAGGCTCAGATACTGGCGATGCTGCTGGAACTGGAGTAGCTACTGGTTCTGTTGGTTTAGCAGTGCTACTCATAGCTGCTTTAGATTCTTTATCCCAAGTTCTTTTAGCTACTTCGCGTTCATATTGTTCAGCAGTAAAATCTGTTTTATCGCCTTTAGAACTAATTAGAGTTGCGCTGCCATCAGGGTTTTTCTTAAACGTGCCACCGCTATTACCAGGAAATGTATCTGGTGTGCCTTCTTTTTTGATTCTTTCCTGGACATCAGCAAGTCTAGGTATTTCTTTTTTGACTGGTGCAGCATCAGCTGGTTTTGCATCATTTGAAGTTGGTGTGGTAGGCGAAGCTGATTTTTCCTCATTTGAAGTTGGTGTGGTAGGCGAAGCTGATTTTTCCTCTTCGCTTGTTTGATGATCGTGTGCTGGTGGTGCAGCTGTAGGTGTTTCAACTTTTTTAGCATCTGATGGCGCAGCAGCAACAGAACTTCCTCCAGCTGTTCCACCAGAACCTCCGCCTTTATTTTCTGTAGGTTTTGGTGATTCTCCTCCTCCAGCTGCAGCTGGCGAGGCGCCACCTCCTCCGCCTTTGCCTAAACCTACTTTTTCTCTTTGACCTCTGAGTTTAGCGCCAGGACCTTCGCCCAAAGAAAAGTGCATAGCGTCTTGTTTTTCGCCATCCCAGGCGCCACCCCATCCTAAGCCATATTTCGCTGCTATTTGGCCAACGTTTTCTGGCATATCTGTTTTTGGTTTTCTTCCTGGTTCGCCTTTTGTTACAGGATTTGCATCAGGGTTTATGTCTATTGCCATACCCTTAGAATGCCAACTAGCTGTTCCAGTTCCAGCAATATTTCTGTTCGCATATCCACCTATGCTTTTTATCTTATAACCAGTAGATTCTAGTTCATTTATGAATCCTTCGAAATTGCTCGCATAATCTGCATGTACTTGTACAGCTTTACCATCTTTAGTTTGAATTTTGGCCATTTTATCATCGCCCTTTGACGATGATTTGCCTGTGTCATCTCCTTGTTGATTGTCACCTTTTGCATCACTAGGTTCTCCTGGCTTTTGTTCGCCGCCAAATTTACTTGATATTCCACCAATTAAAGAAGCTCCAGCAATTCCTCCTGCGCCTATTCCGATTTTTTTGGCACCGCCGATAATATTATCTAAAACTACGTTATTAGTAGGTCGTTCCTCGCCACCGCTTCCACCAGCTCCTCCTCCACCTATTTTTGAACCACCATCTTCTAAATCTTGTAAAAGCTTTTCTACATTTCTAGAAATAGTTTTAACAATTGATAATGTTTCATTATCAGATGAAAGATCATTATTAATGATATTTACTGCAGAATCAATTTTTGAACTTAATTTTTGAGTTGTGTTTTCAACCTCATCAACATTTGATGATACAATTTTTATTTGTGATTTTTGAGAAGAAAAATGTCTTGCAATGTCTTTGGTGATAGAAGCAATATTTCTATTGTTATCATTAGCTGTTTGTTTAAATTGACCTTTGATACCTTGAACGTCGCTTGTCAATTTTGAAAGAATTAATTTGTCTTCTGCCATTTTTAGCTATTATTCCTTTTTTGATCTTCTAATTTTTTTAGATGAGCTACTAGCATACTGACATATATGTCTCTCTCAAAAGGTATCAAATTTTCTAACTCAGTAATAGAGTATTTATGGTGCTGAATCAAAGCAAAATTAGTTGTGTAGTAATTTTCTAAATTGTTATGACTCAGCGAAAGGTAAAAAAATCATTTAACGAATTTAACGTTATTTGTCTATCGTTACCTAAAGAATTCTTGTACTTTATCTTGTATTCCATTTTAGGAACAGTTAATAGAAAATTTTGCATATTTTCAAATGTTTTTACATTCAAATTTTCTAAAAATTCGCTTATTTCTTCTCTAGAATAATTTGATGGGTCAAAAACTTCGTCCTCAAGGTAAATTTTGTCTATACATCTCACAAGAAGCTCAAACATGTAATCTTTTTCTAAATTTAGGAAATCTCTGTCTTCATAAAGCTTTGAAGATGGATATTTCATCAAAATTCCTGATTTTTCGCTTATTTTTACTGTATTATCAATAGTTTTAGGTACAACAATGTCAATTTCGTTCAAATCGATTTCAAAATCGTAAATTTTTTCGTCTTCGAAGTCCTTATATGATACTTTTACTGTATTTTCAACTGAAAAAGCTCTAATTTTCAAGAAAATGTATTCCAGATCAAAAATAGCGATTTTATCGATATCAAAATTACTATCTAAAGCGCAATTATTAACAACTTGACGAATAGCTGATAAAATATCAGCATCTGATTCGCTTTGTTTTGCCATCAATAATAACTTTTCTTCTTTTACCAAAAAAGGTCTAAATTTGGCGCTTTTTCCAGTAGAAGGGATTTTAATGCTGTATGTTGGGTAATCAATTTTAGGCAAACCTGACATAATAATCTCCATAATTATAAAATGTTAAGATAGTTGCGATACGTTTGTTGCAGCCATTGTGTAATATGTGTATGCTATAGCTACGTTTAGTTTTACCATATTTCCGTTATCGCCCCATGCAAAAGGAACTTCTTTAAGAGCAGTAGGAAACGCTTCAATTAAATTAAATTTTTGAATTGTTGACCCAGTCTGATCATAAATTAACATTTGCATCATAGTTGAATAATTTGATTTGTATTCTACACCATAAGATGGTAATTTATTGATTCTGTTGAGGTTTGTGTCTTCTAGAGGATTAAATTCAAAAATAGTATTTAACCAGTTATACCAAAATTGCCAAATAGCTCCTTTAGAGTCGCATAAAATAGAAAATGATAATTCATTATACTGAGCATTAAATGGTTGTTTTTGGGTAGGACCTACGCTCCAACGATTAACATCTGCGCTTGCTAATGAGATACCAGGAGCTCTAACTTGGTCTATTCTAAATCTTTGTGAATTTAACAATTGTTGTACAGTTATATTTGTACCATTATTGTTAATTGTTTTTCCTTGCATTATTGGCGGCGCATTGATAAATACCTCAAATAAATTAGTTTTGAGATATCCAAAATCGCTAATATTACCTTTGAAAGTGTTTATATTAAACATATGTTAAACCTAGTAGGGTGGCGAACCAGCATATTTTGTATTTGGGTTAATTTTCCATTTTTGTAGTGGCATCATCACAACCTTAGACCAATCAGCAGGAGAAACATAGTAAAATTTACTACGAACATGTCCATATAGATATCTTTTCACACAACTCTCATAACCAGAAAATCTACTATATCCCTTCAGCATTTCATATGAAATTATCAATTTAGTACTATCATCGTATTTATTGTTGTTCGCCAAAGAAGTTAAAGAATTTAATAAAGACGCTCGAGCGTTCGGAGCGAGATAATGCAAGTTTAAACCAAGAAAACCTGAATTTTGAAACTCTACAGGCAAAACAAGAGGGTAAGCGTCAAAAAATGGTAAAGTATCTTTGTGTTTAGCGTCGTAATAGTAAAGATACATTTTACCGATTTCAGGCGAAGAAATTTGTTTAAGAACAGGTTTTTTCATGCTATCGATTTGATTCTTGTACCATTCAACAGAATCTTTGTTTGCAGCGTTTACATTTTTACTCGCTTCAAAAATTTGCTTTTCGAAATCAGATAATGCCATTAAAATTTAATCCCTAATTCTTTTTCAGTGAAGATATGGAAGGTCCAACCTCTATCTTTACAGAACTCCAGAGCAGCTTTCCATTTAGCCTCATTTATACCCCAAGTTTTAACTTCTGTTATATAACTTTTGGTTATTCGTTGTTGCTTTTTAGGAGGTTTTGTCTGTTTGGCTGGTTTTACTTCAATCAATGCAGTTTCTCTTACACCCTCACTATTTATCTTTGTTACAACAAAGTCAGGGTAATAACGGTGGATTCTGCCATCTATTGGGGATCTGTATGGAATTACTATTTCTTCCGAACTCCAGCTCAGCACTTCTCTGTGTTCGTCTAAATATAACATAAGTTTGAGTTCCCAGCTTGATCTCCAGTAGATCTCAGTGGGGTTTCCTTTGTATTTTTGAGGGTTTTTAGGTTTAAACTTACCTTTGTTATATTTTGTCATGTTTCCATATAAATAAGAAATATTTAGCTTAAAATTAATAGGAAAATAATGGCTAACCAAAGATTTCCAACGCCTCCTAATCCAAATCAAAATCAATCATTAGCTTTTCCTGAAGATCAGAAAGAGTTTTTTGTAACTTTTGATTTTGCAACATATAATATTATGGGGTCTACATCTGGTCCATTAACAAAAACAATGAATGCTATATTTGGTGATAGAACATCTGATCGAGCTGCTGCATTGGCTAATACATTGGCAGATACAGCAATCAATCCTGCGCAAAGTAGAGCAGCTTTGGGAGCTGCAGCAGTTGCTAAAATTGCTGATTTATCGAAAAAGAATCCTGCTGGATCTTTAATATTACCAATACCCAAAAAGATAAATGATGCAACAACCTTAACATGGAACGAAGAAAGCCTTTTATCAAAAGCTCTTACATTAGCGAATTCCGATACAGCAAAAACTGCGGTTGGTATTGCACAAGCAGTAAGCCCTTTTACTGGGTTTGCATTAAATCCTTTTTTGTTTATGCAATTCCAAAGACAAAATTTTAAAGATTTCGTTTTTCAATGGACATTTACTCCAAATTCGCTACAAGAATCTGCAAAAGTAAAAGAAATTATTAAAATGTTTCAACGAGCCGCTTTACCTACTAATTATGGCTTCGTTTTAAAATACCCAAATGTTGTTGACATAAAGTTTTATCCAGACAATTTATTTGGTATGTTTAAAATGAAAACATGCGCTATAGTATCTGTTCAAGTTGATTATACAGGAGCTGGCCAGCCTGCATTTTTCAAACAACAACAATTTGGCATAACTGAATCTGGTAAAGGTGGCGCACCAGTTGTAATGAATTTATCAGTTTCGCTCAAAGAAATAGAACTTTGGGATAGTACAGATATAAAGGACTATTAATGACTGAGAGATATTTCGAGAAATTTCCAATTACTACATATGCCAATACTTATGTTGTTGATATAACAAAAAGAGCAACAATGTTAAATTATGTATACAACAATCAATTTGCTTTTTATCCATACGAGATAACATCTAATGAGCGAGCAGAACAATTAAGCAACAGATATTATGATGATGCTTATCAAAGTTGGATTATCTATTTTTCAAACAAAATAGTAGACCCCTATTATGAATGGTATCTACATGATAGCGAATTTATTAATATGTTGGTTGCAAAATATGGTTCTTATGAAAATGCGCAAAATAAAATCAAATATTACAGAAACGATTGGACTTCTAAAGACGATATAAGCATCAGCGACTATAATTCGCTACCAGACAGCAATAAAAAATACTGGGATCCAATATACGGTTTTAATAACAGAATATCATCATATAAAAGAGCACAAAAAGACTGGATCGTAAATACTAATAAAATCGTTTCATATAATGTAACAACAGCAAACCTAACTGAAAATGAAATATGTACAATAACATTTGGCAATAAAACAGGTACAGGTCAATTCCTAACAAAAGTAGGAACTACTGTATTTCTACAACACGTTTCAGGAACATATTATTATTCTGGTAGCGGATACATCGTCGGTAAAGAAAGCGGAAATAAAGTAAATTTTACATCAGCATCTATTGTTACAACTAACATACCAGCAGCCGAAGAAATATATTGGAAAGGTGTTACATATTTTGATTTTGAAAACGAAGTAAATGAATATAATAAAACTGTTAGAGTTATTGATAGAGATTACAGTCAACAAATGTCTGATGATCTTAGAAAACTGATGTTAGAGTAATATTATGCCAGCTGGGGATATTAAAATTTCAACATTAAAACTTGGAGACATCGATTTAACAGATGCTAAACAAGCAGGATATAACGGATTCGAAATATACGAGGACATATTAAGCCCCACTGGCCCATTTGCTGAAATAAAAGTAGTAGATCATAGTGATGCTTTGGGAAAAACAAAATTAAATGGTTCTTACGACAAAGACGTACAGATGACATTTTCATTAGCTGATGGTGGTGGGAATGTCAGCTTCAAATTTAAAATGATGCAAAATAAAAATATGAGTGATGGCGCCACCGATAAAGAGGGTTCTGGTAAAAATAAACAATATACAATAAGATGCTGTTCGCCAGAAATGTTAAATGCTCAAGGTAATTTTGTAAAGAAAAGTTTTGAACAACAAACAAGTAAAATGGTAGAAGATATACTTAAAAACAATTTTAAAACAGATAAGAGCATAGAATTAGAATCTACCTTTGGCTCAAGAAGATTCGTTTTTTCAAACGAACACCCATTGACTGCTCTGAAAAAATTAAACGATCAACATGTTTCAGATGAACACAAATCATCTGCTTTTGTATTATTTCAAAAAACCGATGGTACAAAACAAAAATATGTGTTTTGTACGTTTGAAAAGCTATTCAAACAAGGTTCTGTAGTAACTCTTAAACAATCTGCAACATTAGGAAGCTCTTCTACAACAGAAACCGACAAGAAAAATTCTATTAGATGGATAAAAGTTCCAGATTCTTTTAACACGCCAACAAGATCATTATCTAAAGCTGAACAAAATTCATATGATCCAACAACTGGTTCTGGTGATCAGGTAGCGCAAAAGAAACAGAAATTTACATTTGCTGATGCGAATGGAGTATATGATGGCGCTCCAAGTTCTGCAACAGCTGTTCCTGTTCATACTATGAATGATGCTGCAAATAACCCATCTCCAACAAAACTTGCTGATGCGAAAAAGAATAGATTAGATTTTGTTTCTCAGCTTTCGCAAAACCATGCAACTCTAGAAATTTATGGTAATCCAGATATAAAATTAGGTTCTATTGTAAATTTGGACATTCCAAATAAATCTGGAGGCACTACTTCAGGCGAAAAACAATTTAATGGAAAAGCATTAGTAGTTTCTATTAAACATAAAATATTGCCTCTTGGAGCTTCGCCTAGATATACTATGGTACTTGGTGTTGTAAAAGGATCACACAAAGAAGGCGGTGGTGGAAATGGCTAAATTTTATTTTGCTGAAGTAAGAGATATTATGGATCCATTGCGTTCAGGAAGAGTTAAAGTAAGAAAATATGGTCTTGATAATGATGAACAAAATATCAAGGATGATCATCTTCCATGGGCTTTACCATTACAGCCTGTAACTTCTGCTGCTACTGGAGGCGTAGGAACAATACCTGTAGGTTTGTTGGTTGGTTCAAGAGTTGTTGTTGCATTTATGGATAACGATACAGCGGAACAATATCCTATAGTTATGGGATCTTTCGCCAGAGGCGCTGCTTTAAAGGAATAAAATGGGAATTAATAATAAAGATTTAGACCCAAGTATTAAAGCACTGGATAAAGCACAATATGGGCTTGATTTAGCAACAGGCGCAGATCCTAAGCATATTTTAAAATATGACACACATCCAGTAAGCGGTGGTTCTCCTGTTGGTAAAAATAAACCAAAATTTGCTGATGGTAAAGATGATAGCATTACAAGAAAAAATGGCGAAGGACAAGAGGTATTAAAAACTTTTAAAGATAAGTTTATACCTAATGCAGATTTACCAACTACAGCTTCTGCTGAACCAGGTTTAGATTTAGCTCAAATTATCGCACAAGTAGATCCTATGGGAAAAGCTCAAGTTTTTCCAGGTATGATCAAGCAATTCGCTCAGATTAAATCTATAATGAACATTGCTGCAGGCGGAGGCGGAGCAAGTAAAGCTCCCTCAAGAAGTCAACAGAATACATTAATCGACGCTTTTTCAGAAGCTCTGTGTATTTTGTGTAAGAGATCAAGTTTTGTTCAGGTTATGACTTCTTTAGATATTATGTTAATGAATGATGGTATTAGTAGAATTAATCCTGGATACCAAGAGATAGTCAGAAATGGTATTATGAATTTGGTCCAAAAAGCTATTATTTTTGGTGAAAATAATATACCTGTTAAGCCACAACCAACAGTAATATACAAAGAAAACGTTTCGCCTCCTGTAAAATCTATACTTAATGACATATATTATGTTGCTGATTTAGCTGTAAAACAATACTACAGTGCAGAAACAGATCCATATCCTGGTTATATTGAATATTTAAATTCTAATAACACATACAGTTATGTGAAAAGAAAAGATTACGATTACCCATACTCATCAGTTGATAATGAGTGTTTGGCTATAGCTGAAAAAGGTATTTCTGATGACATGTATCCATACATCATCAAAGCTTTTATACCAACAACTCGTATACCTATGATACTGTCAACAGAAGTGTTGAATATGATATTGATTAAGCATAAAGGTAATCATGAAACTAACGCTATGGATAGAGCTTTAGGTAAAAATAGTAGCAGTAAACTTATGAGTAATTTATCTGCTGTTCTTGGAGCTACTGGAGCTCTTGTTGATTTAGCGCAAAACAGTTTTCTAGCAAAATCTTCTCTTGATACAGGCGTTGTTGGTGAAGCTCTAGAATCATTTTCACAAGGTATGGCTATGGCTAAAAAGATGTCAGGTATGGCCAGTTCAGCTTTAGAACCTGTTTCAGCCATTGGTAATATAGCTGCAGTTTCAGGCGTTATTGGTGGCCTGGCAGAAGCTGGTATATCTATACCTGAAATAGCTGATGCTGTTGGTGGTGTTACTGCTTTGGCTGATATAATTTCTTCGCGTGGTACAACTGCTGGATTGGCTTATGCTATAGCTTCATCTGCTTCGTTAACAAATCAGTTAAGTGGTTCCGGAACTTCTGTATCACAAATACACTCAAATGCATTGGGTCAAACATCTGCTTCTATAGAAACACTCGTAGCAGCAATGATAGCTTCAGGTATGTCAACGCCTTCAATTATCGCAGCTACAGAAGCTCTTAGAGATATAGGGTTAGAATAATGGGCGTTCCTCCTAATAAAAAACTGCCTGACCCTAAAGCTTCGACTGATCCTGGTGACTATCCATATATTTTTGGTCACAGAGATACAAATGGTGCTGGTGTAATAATAGCAGCAGATCCAAAAAATCCTAACAAATCATACAGAAGCGAAGTTAACCACGACGGTAGTTTTGAAACCAGAGAAATTTCTGATGAGTTTGATGGTATGGTTACATCTCACACTCATCACGAAAGAGTAAATGCAGGAAGCAGCAGTAAAAATAATGATGGTAATGTAGACAGTAGCGCACAGGCTACTATGAATAA